TTGAGGCTAAGAAGGCTGCTGGTGAGGCTAAGAGGTTGGAGAGGGCCATGAACAAACCTGAAAATAATTTCAACGCTTCTAAAGCCCTAAATAATCTGAACAACAAAGGACCTAATGGTAAGAACAACAAAGGACCCAATGGTGGAAACAACAAAGGACCAAACAAAAAGGTTTCTTCATGGTCAAAAATAAGTGGTAGGAAGGATAATATTATTCAAATGGGTAAGAACAACCAGAGATCTAAGAACATTGAGGCTAAGAAGGCTGCTGGTGAGGCTAAGAGGTTGGAGAGGGCCAAGAACAAACCTGAAAATAATTTCAATGCATCTGCAGCCCTAAACAATTTGAATAAACAAAACAAAAAGGTTTCTTTATGGTCAAAGTTAAGTGGTAGGAAAGATAATATTGCTCAAATAGGTAAGAACAATAAAAAGTTGAATAACATTGAGGCTAAGAAGGCTGCTGGTGAGGCTAAGAGGTTGGAGAGGGCCAAGAACAAACCTGAAAATAATTTCAATGCATCTGCAGCCCTAAACAATTTGAATTTAAATAAGAGACGTGATGCCCTAATGAAGAAGGCTAAGAAGGAGGTTGCTAAGTTTGCTGGTAGAATTGGTAAATGGGATCCAGCTATAAAGGCTTTAAAAACTAATGTAGCCATAAAAAACCTTGAAGATCAATTGAATAAAAAAATTAAATTACGGACGCGCATAGAACAGAGTTCATTAACTCCTATTGTAAAACTTGGACATCTTAGGAAGGTTATGCAAGTGGATAATAATGTGAATAAGAGGCGTGATATATTTGAATTACAGTTGAAAAAGGATGAACTTAAGAAATACATCAATGGTCTCCCTATTCCAAAAGGTGATAAAAATGGTTACATCAAAAGAATTGACGCACCAAATGCTAATCTCAACTTGATTAGAGCTTCAGCTAATAATCCTTTACCAAAACTTACAACTAATCCATTATTCAATCTTAAAACTAATATCCCAGTACCAAAAGAGAAAATAGGGGGTAGAGCTATCGAGCAGACTTTTACACGATTTAATAACCCATTATTCGGTAATAATATTCCAGAAATAAAATTAAATAACAAAAAACCCAAAGTGACTCGTCCACCTTCACATATTAAAAATGCTTGGGGAGAAACTCCTAAGAGTGGTACTTGGGGTAAGGCTGTTAAATCTATAAAGACTGAAAAGGTTATGAGTTCTGTGAGAAATGCTGCTCAATTTGCGAGAAACGAAAAAGAAATAAAAGCAGCCACTGGAGCTGAGAGGGTAAAAAAGGTTCGTGCACAGGCTGCTAAATCTGGTAGGAACAAGGGAAAAGCTCAAAAGAGTGTGGTGGGACTTTTTGGTACCAAGGCTTATATGAAAGGTTTGGCGGAAGCTGGTAAAGCACAGAAAGAGAAAAATAATGAGCGCGCTAAAAAGCGTAATATTTCAAAGAAAAAGGCTAGACAGCAACGTCCAAAACCTAAGTGAATCCAAAATATAAGAAAATACATCTAAAAATGTTGAACATTGACGAAGACTGCTCTGTTCGCACGGATATGGAGATGATTGATGAGGTCGTGCATTTCATCACGAGTGGTGTTAAGGGGGGTATGAGTGATGAAGAAGTGATTGAATGGTGTGATGATAGTGTGTACGATCTTTCCAAAATTTATGAGAAGTATAGAGGAACCCCTTACTCATATGTTGATGCGGCACATGCTCTCTTTTTTACGCATAGCATACACGATCATCAGGACATGATTGAAATGATAAAAACTTTTGTAGCTTGTCAATAATTTTATTTTGTAATAATAAATGTCTACTCAAAAGAAATTCATCAACATCAAGGGTCGTGTAATCCAAAAGTCCGAACGCGGTGCGTACTTTATCCGTAAAGATGGCAAGAAGATATATGGTATCAAGGCTGCGTTTATGAAGCTTGCTGGCAAGCCAGTGAAGAAGATCACATATGAAACTGCCAAGAAGGTGCCATGTCCTATCCGTCCCGTCATGAGGAAGCTCCGATCCTCTAGCAAGGGTGTTGCTACCAACTTTATGAAGGGTATGACCACCACAAATGCCAACCTAAAAAAATTGAAGCGTCTTAATACAAATTAAAGAAATAAACTCCCTTTAATATAATGGAAAATTGTACTGTTTGCTGTGAAAAAATAAACAAGATAAATCACAAAAAAGTTGAATGTCCTTTTTGTGATTTAAAAAACTGTCGTACATGTTGCCAGAAATATATACTTTCCACATTTGAAGACCCACATTGCATGGGGTGTAAAAATGTATGGAATAGAGAATTCATAGACTCATTTTGTAGTCAGAATTTTAGGAATAATGAATTACGGCGTCATAGGGAGAATGTCCTATTCGAGAGGGAGAAGGCTAGAATGCCAGAAACCCAACCAGAGGTTGAGAGGATTCTCAAAATGAGAAGGTTGAGAGTGGTTTTAAGAGATCAAAAGGATAAACTGATGGAAATGTATTATGTATACAATGAGAATGGGAATCACCCCGAAGTACTTAAACTTTATAGGGAAATTGAATTATTGTACATGGAAATGGAGCGGCTTAGAAATGGTAATGCCTACACAGTAGATGGTGAATCTAAAAAGTTTATACGACAGTGCCCAATTGAGGAGTGTAAGGGATTTCTCAATGAGAATTGGTTTTGTGGATTGTGTGATTACAGTTATTGTAAATATTGTAATGAGAAATTGACTGAGGGGCATACATGTGATCCAGAACTTGTCAAGACTATGAAACTATTAAATGATGATAGTAAATCATGTCCCAAATGTGGTACAGTCATACACAAGATGAGTGGGTGTGCACAAATGTGGTGTGTGAGTTGTCATACTGCTTTTAATTGGAACACGGGTGAGATTGAGATGGGTCGTATACACAATCCACATTTCATAGAGTTTAGAAATAAGACCATGAACTCTAGAGAACATGGTGACATACCTTGTGGTGGTACTCCAACTTATAGTGAATTGAGATTGATTAGTGCTTCAGAATATATACTCGAATATTTAAAGATCATAAACCATCTAGAAACTGAAACTACATTTATGGATTTGGGGCCAGTAGACAATGTAAATTATCGTATAGCATATATGTTGAATGATATTGACGAATCATCATTTAAAACATTCCTACAGCGTCAAGAGAAATTCAAGGAGAAGACGAGAGATATATTTAACATTTATGAAATGATGACCCACACATGTGGTGATTTACTCAGACAATACATTTTGGAGCCTTGGCGACATGATGAAATCATAGTACAACTTCAAAAAATAGTGGAATATGGGAATGGTGTTTTTGAGGTGTTACGAAAAAGATATAAAAGTATTACACCTAAAAATATTTCTGTATAATAAAAAGTAAGATGTTAATATTAGTATGTTTACTCATACTCGTATGGTTCATGATACCAACATATAAAGAACCTATCGTCATGAAAAATTTTATTACTGATGAGGAGCGTCAACATATATTAAAGGAAGCTGAGAGTAAACTTAAAGTATCCACAATCGGAAAGTCTATGGAGGTGGATGAAAAAGTTCGTAAGAGTGAGACTGCATGGCTTAGCCAGGATGATCCAGTGGTTAAGAACGTGATAGAGAGGTGTGTAAAACATACAGACCGATCAATGAGAAATTGTGAAGAACTTCAAGTGCTCAAATATAAACCTGGTGGACACTATAAACCTCACCAGGATGCGTTCATGGATGATAATAAACGTATGTACACATTTATTCTAGCCCTCAATGATGACTATGAGGGTGGTGAGACTGTATTCCCAAATTTGAATAAAACCTATAAACTTGAGGCTGGTGATGCCCTCTTTTTTGACACCCTAGACAATTATGAGTTGGACACATCCAAGGCTTTACATGGGGGGCAACCTGTAAAGTCTGGTGAAAAATGGATTTGTAATTTATGGGTGAGGAAATATCCTATATAAATAATTCTTTTTTGCCACCATTATATACATTCACAATTTGGGATTCTATCATCATATCATTGACTGATTTTGAATCATTCCAATTTCTATAAACAGTCACTAGGGTCCTGCCATATTTATCATTTTTATGACATTTTATCCATATCCATCCATTGACTTTATTTTTACATATAAATGGATTCCACCATTGATGTGGTGCTCTATCATCAAAACCTAGGAGTTCTTTAAATGTTTCCCTAGCGAGTATTGCTCGTGATATGTGTGTATCACGATTAGGTATATTTTTTAGGGGTTTTAGTTCTGGTGCATCGTATCCCATTGTTCTAAAATTAAATTTTAACACCCTATTGTGTAGTAAAATACATGCTTTAAATGTGTCTCCATCATATACACTCGTTACTCTAGCATACCCCTCATATCTATCTAGATTAAACAGTGGTATTGAGTCATCTACACCTGAAAGTAGCCTCTTACTTACACAATAGCACATATATAAAAAGAGAGTCAATTATCTTTAAACAACCTCTCCCCTCTCAATCAATTTCTTACGGTTTTCTAGATGGAGGTTCTCAACATCAGCCTTATTCTGTCCCGTGTAAGGTACGGCGTACCCCTCATCACACATCCACTTATTGACATTGGTCCATTGGCCATCTTCGGAAATCCAAATCTCTGCTAGAACCCTACCAAACTTACCCCTAGAATCAGCCTCTGGGCACCTGAGTTCAATCTCAATATCATCCTTTTCAGATGCGACAGCCTTTAGACACCACTCTTTCAACTTCTTTTTGGAGATGAGACCAAAAACCTTCTCTTCGGCATTTGAAGTCCTAGATTCTGGTGTGTCAATACCAAGTAGCCTCACACGCTGTTTGGTACATACATCAAATCCAAGATCAATACAGACGTCAATGGTATCACCGTCAATAATCTTCTCTAGAGAGGATACACGATATTTGAAAGTACATTCTGGAGAACTGTATGTGGACATCTTATAACAAGTAGTCTAACTATTCTTTTAAGTCTATGGCTTCCAGGCCCTCACAGTCATGTTGATTCGTTTCAGGTTGTGAAACTTTTTAGCTACACTCTTCTTGACACCGTGTTTGAAACATTTTTGCATACCCCTAGACATGACTAGTAAATCCCCATGATCTAAAAAAACTTCTAATTTGGGTTTTTTTACATCATCCATGGTATATATCTGAAACCCCCTAGGGTTCCCAGGTTCGGATAAAAATGTATAACTGTAAATGTCCATATTGGGTATCATATCCCTCTCATCATCTGCGTGTGGGTCTAGACCTGCTGAGCCGTCTGGGTACCAGTTTGTGTGCACAACATTATAGTCATTACATCCGGATCGTATACGGACATCTTCTAAAACCTGGGAAACGAGGGAGGGCCACTGATCTTTGGGTACAGAGAGCGATTTTTGCCCAGCAAAATTATATTGTGCCCCAAATGTACATTGTTTGCGTTTAATCATGTACTTACGATTCATTGGATTTGGGGTACTCGCGATGGTATCTGAAAATTGCCAAGTATCTTCAAATACCTGGGGGTCAATTTGGATAGCCCCAGGTTCGTGGAGTACATAGATGTTGTCATTCAGGAGGTGCTTCATTTTCTTACATTATTTACCTTAATCGTATTGACTTAGGTGCCCTTCTCCCCTTTTTGACAGTTTTTTTACTAATATTGATATTAAGTCTATTCTCACCCAGTCTCCTATTCACTCGGGTAGGTTGCCTTTCCACAACATTCCTATTTGGGTTTGGTGGATTATTCAAAAATTCTTTTCGCATGTTTGTGCTATTGGGGAGAATGAAACTCATTTGGTCTAGGGATATAGTATTGTTTAATAGATTCATTATCTGTTCGGCAAATGATACATAGAAAGTTGTGCAAACACCACGATTATTACGAGCCTGTAAATTTGGTCCATTGTAATATGATGTACGAACATTATTAGTGTTGAATATACCTCCAAACATCTTCTTAATATTTGGAACAATCTTTTCACGTGTAATTTTACCGAATGCGCCAGGTGTATTAAGAGTTGATGATTCACCATGGGGATCAAATACCCAAATTCTTGGACCACTACGATTTGGATCTACGAGTATACTTATAGCATGTCCAAGATTATCTCGAGAATTATTCATAGCAAACACCATAAAATAATATATCCCAGTTGGATTGTTATTAATCATTGGGACTGGTTTATTTGCCATAGTCGTAAATTTAGGTGTGAGATTTATCAGTTGACCGGGTTTGTTAGAGAAGTTTCCCTTGTTAATATCCCCATAATATTTATACACTCCTGTATTTATTCTCCTACCCATGAACCTTTTATTTTCAAAAAAATTTTGAATCTCATTCAAATATCTCGTATAACCAGCCCTAGTGCACATCATACCCCTACCCTGAACGAGTGGTGGTAAATTTTTAGCAACTTTTCTATATTTACCAATTTTTATAGCGTTATTTGACAATGAAGTTTCATAATTACGGAGTCGTGTATTTAAATTTTTATTTTTTTCATTGAAGAGGGTTTTACGCTTCCGATTGTTATTCATTTATAGTATTTAGAGATATTATTATCTATGAATATAATGAGTATAGACATTCAAGTTCTAGCTACCGAAATATATTCTCTCCTAGGCCCTGGATATAGTGAGAGAGTATATCATAACGCGATGGAGGTCATGTTAAGGGGTATTGGGGTACAATATGAATCTGAACGCATAGTACCTATCCCGTTCAAGGGTCATGTGATTGGAAATGTAAGGGCTGACATTATTATTGATAATCACACGGTATTAGAATTTAAAACCATCAAGACTCTGACTGACGTGGCGGAGTTACAGGCTCAAAATTATCTTCGGTTGATGGGTTTGAAGACTGCGTATTTGATAAATTATCCTCCGTTTCCAGGTCGAGAAGTTGAGGTCCGTAAGATTGTAGTATTGTAATGACTGGTAATAGTTTGAACATCACATTATAAAAATCTAGGGACTCCTCGTATTGTTTTTGTGGATTTACCCTAGCTGAAACTAGGCATTCTTGGGCTTTTAGAAGATGTATTTTAGCCTCTTCTAGACAGTGTTGCACGTACGGATTGGGATCATCGGTGTTTTCAATCGTGGGAAGTACGTGGGTTTCCAATTGTTGGAGAGTAAATTCTATCATTAATTTATTTCTAACCCAATCTCTATACTTCTTAAAAATCTTTGTTATTTATTCTGAGGCAACTGCAATTGCTACATCCAATGGTAGATTTTTATAGTGTGTATACTGGTGTGTATGTCCAATGAATCCATCGGTTTCGTTGCACACGTGAAGGTGTAGACTGTTGACAGTGTTATGAGGAAAGCAATGAAAGTAAAAGCCATATTTTTTCCATCCCCTCATAGTCACATAATGGGTGGCAGCTTTTTTCAATTCCAACAAAAACTTTACATTCCCAGTGAGAACAATTGTAGTCACATTGAAGAATTTCCAGTTGAGATTTTTAGTGGTGATGAATACATGACCGGGTCCATTAACATCTGGACGCGACATAGATACTTTGTTGTTAGTCACATCATCCCAATCCCTATCAAATTCTGGTCTATTATGACAAACCATCCAGTCTTCTGAAAAAATTCCCAAAATAGACTGATCAACTGGATTTTTCATCTCACCATTCGCAAATCTAGCAAATACATTGAAAGGGGTGTCACCAGTTGTCAAAGTATTATCGGTATTGATAAAACCCTTCTTTTTTAAAAGTGTATGAATTTCCAGTATGTGTTTATGTTTTCTTGCGTATTCAATATAAATTTTGAAAGTCCTTTCATCATTGACTACTGGAAATATATCCAATATGTAATCCTTGGAATAATTCATACACGAGATGGATGCCCCCATTGTTTCTTATTTACAATAAATAAGAAATTCACTTAGGTTTCAAACGGTCGGAATAAATTCCCATTTTAGATCATGACACACTTTTTTCCATATGACATCTTGTTGATATAATTTCTCTTTTGACTTGAGGAGTGGGAAATATTGGAGGTATTGATCTTCCCCCAAGAGTTCACAAAATTTGTATAATACGTAGGAGTAACTGAGGAAGTTTTTTCTTTCCGATGGGCAATTATCATCAAAAGGTTTTTGTATATCCTTGAACATTATACGCAAATACTCTTCCAATTCTTGTGGCATATTTGGGGGTTTGATACCATTCAAAATATTTGTAATGTATGGCACATGCTCATAAAATTTATTCAGTCTCAATTTTTTCAAGAGTCCTCTAATTTTTGCGTGAGTAATTTCTTCTAATTTTTTTACTTTCATCTTTTTTAGTTCACTCCTCAACTGTTCAATGACTTCATCTGGTATATTTGTCATTTCCTGTGCTTGAAACTGTGACAGCCATTCGTTAAAATGGTTTTCCCTCTTGTATGAATAATTAATGACTTTTTCAGAAGTTTCTTGTTCCTCTTTATATGTCAACTCCTGACATATGAGTGCGGCAATTATAGTACCACACCCATCACACACTAAATCACTCGTGTCATGAAAGTGTATG